GTCTCACCCGAATGCGCTTTGTACGTGACGGTCGGGTCGCTGGCGCCTTGCAGATAGAGCACGCCGTAGTTCGGCAGCGTGCCCACGGCCACCTCGGCCGAGCTGGTCGACAGGCCGACGGCGCGAGCGTAGCGATCGTAGAATGTCGGGTCGTCAGCCACGAGCTCGAGCGTGACGTCGAGGTAAGGCTGCCCGCCGTAGGGGTTGTCGCTGAACTGCGCCGCCGTGTAGTTGACCAGCCGCGCGAGCAGAACGCGGTCCTCGTCATCTTGCACGCGTAGCTCGACCGGCCCGTAGCCGATCAGCCGCATGATCGCGTCGAGCTTGTCGCGGCGGTCGCTGACGCTGGTCGCCTCGAGCAGGCATTCGATCTGCAGCTCGCGCGGTGCGCCCGTGCCGACGTTGCTCGCAACCTGCCCGAACTGGTCGACCAGCGGGATCGTCGCGCGCTCAAAGACCACGCTGTCCCACCAGTTCGCAGAGCGCGGCCCGAGCCCGAGGTCCTCGAGCGGCGTGTCGTTGAGCCATGCGATCGTGCTCATGCGTACACGCTCCACGTGTCGCCGACGAGCTTGATCGTCTCGGGCGACACGACGCCAATCTCTGGCGCGAGGATCGTGGGCTCCGGCGCGGTCGGCTCCTCGTCGACCGGCTTGAGCACGGGCGGCGTAGGATCGGGCCGAGTCGGCGGCGCGAAGCGTTGGCGTCGGGCGATCTTCATTAGGCGCGGCGGGATGTTGGCGAGAGTGACCTCTGAATTATAAGGATTTTCCGCGTCAAGTCGTAGTTCAACGATGCGCAGGTCGATCTCGCCGATGTCGGAGTCGATCAACCTGACCGTCCCACCGAGCGCGATGCCGTCGTCGGCAATGGCCAGCCCCTTCTCTGCGCCGCGCACCAGATCGAGCAGCTGCACGCGATAGGTGGCCGGCGGCACACCGAAGCGGCGCAGGTGCTGGTTGCCGCGCTGCCAGATGCGGGTGCCGTGCGACCCGTAGATCGGCGGCACCTGCGAGTCGGGGCCGAGGTGGAGCTGGACCCAGCGGACGGCGTGCGTATCGGCGCGACCGCTGAGGTTGACGTTCGTCCACTCGAGCGTGGCGTCGATGTCTTCAGTCAGCACTGTTGTCGCGCGCACTACTTGGTCGATCGACTCGATGCTGCCACCGGTGACGAAGGTGCTTGCGGGCAGGTTCAACCCGGCCACGGGTTGGTTGATGACCTCACTTCCGGTGCTATATACATTATCCGCGGTCAGTCTAAGGTTCGCCCAGTTTCCCGTCGCCGAGCTCGCCGATCCGTCGCTCTCCCACATCGTGACGCCGATGGACGCCCAGAGCCTCGCGAAGCCGGGAATGTACTTCACGCGCACTGGGTCGACATCGAGGTCACTCTGGTCGTACAGGCCGATGGCGTTCGTGTACGCGCTGCCATTCGTCGGCGGTGCCGCCACGACGACCGCGCCGGTGCTCATGCTACCGTCAACGAGCACCTGATACGTGCCGCCCGTGGTCGTTGAGGCTGACTCCATGAGGAGCACCGTGCGAATGCTGCCGCCCGTGGTGCGCACAAGGTCGCCCTGTCCGAGCGTCTTGTTCGGCGTCAGCCCTGCGATCGTGATGCGGTCGATCGAACCCGTCACGCTGGTCGAGCTCGTAATCGTGCCCGCCTCGATGATCGTGAACTGATTGTTTGGGTTGCGACGCGTGCTGTAGGTCGGCGTGGGGTCGACCGTGAAGCCCGGCGGCACGTTGCTGCCGGTCGGCCACGTGGTAAACAGCCCGTTCGCGATCCAGTTGCGCTCCCCGCGCAGCTCGTCATCGTCGACCGTGCCCACGACGCGCCCGTAGTTCGCCACGCCCGTCGGACTGGTGAGCTCGTAGGCGAGGGTGCCGGAGCTGGTGCCCAAGAACTGGATGTGTTCGCCGGCAGTAATGCCGATGCCCGAGCCTGAGACTGCGATGCCGGCGGTGAACGACAGGTTCCCAAACGTTTTGAATGACGTCTCGAAACTCTCGTTTGGCGGAAGCGTTTGGTATTCGAACTCGATGTCTTTCGTGAGCGAGCTGCTCGAGGTGCGGTAGCCGGCCACATAGAGCTGTAGTGTTCCGACGCCGGTGGCCAACATCGTCGGCACTGTTGGCGTGCCCGAGTAGGCCAGACCTGTCGCGGTAAGTACAACAGGCCCCGACGCGGCTGTACTGCTGATGCGAAAACAGATGGACTCAAACAACAAGTTCGGCGTGAAACTCACTGTCGTCGCGGGCGTGCCCGTAGGGTGCACTACGTAGCCGGCCCAGAACCTGCTGCCGTATGCCGCACCTGTTGGCAACACGCTGATATTGACAACTTCAGTCCAGCCAGTCGGAGCGGTAATGGTACCGGTCGAGGTTCCTACAATTGCGGCAAAGATCACGTCCCCGGTCGCCGATCCTGTCGGCAGAGACAGGTTTACCGAAGAGGATGAGCCGGTGCTGCCTGTGTTACCGCCATATGTTGCGGGTGCCGGCACGTTCGCCAGCGTAACCGTCTGACCCGTCGAGCTCGAATCCGTCACGTCAATGACAGCCAAGTCCGCCGGCCGCAGGGCGTACAGCCCATTGAGCTGATCGTCGAAAGCGATCGGCCCATCACCGCCGCCGGGGTCCTCGAGCGTGAGGGTCGTGCCCGTGACGTTCGTGACACGCCAAGCAGCGAATCCGAGTGTCGACTTCTCCGCACCGCCGTCGACTTTCTTGCCCGTCGGGATCGTGACGGTGCTGACCGTGAGCGAGTCCTGATCGCGCTGGTAGCTCTGCAGGTTGCCCCTGCCGAACGACGTGCGCACCGTCGGCTCGCCTGCGCCGCGGGTGCCGAGCTTGATGAGGTAGCGCGTGTTCGCGTCGTCGCGCTCGACCCAGCGCTCGAGCTGCAGCCGATCGGCCACCTCTGTGATGAGCTCGAGGCAGCTGTAACGCTCCCACGCAAACGTGAGCGGCGTGCTGTTGCTGATCGTGTCGAACACGAAGTGGCCGAGCCCCTCGGCCGTGAGGCGCGGGTCGACGAACTGAGTGAAGATCTGGGTCGCCGTGCTGTCGTAGACATTGAAGCTGAACGACACGGCGCCGCCCGACTGAGCGCGCAGCACGAGCGGCCGCGCGAGCTCCGTGAGCAGGCTCTCGGCCTCGATGCCTGTCTCGGCCTCTCCACCTCCGCGCCCGTCCAAGATCCGAATGATACGCCACTCGCTGACCCGGCCGAGCTCGTCGGTCACCTTGAGCACGTGGCGCGGCTGGGCAGTGCGCAGCCAGTCGGCGTCCCACGGCGCGATGATGTTGAGCACGTCCGTGCCGTCGATGGCGGTCTTCATGCGGGCTGTCGCCCATGCGTCGACCATCGCCAGCCGAGACGCGCCGCTCGCGTACTCCGGGTCGTCCCAGAGCTCGATCTTCCAGCTCGTCATTCGGAGAACGTTCCGACGCGGCCGGCGTTGCGCTCCTCACGGATCACGCCGCGGCCGTAGTAGTCGTCGAGCTGGCGGGCGATGTCGCTGCCGATCTGACGGCCATCTGCGCCACCGCCGGCGTGGACTGTGATGGTTGGCGGCGGGCGCTTGTTCTGCTCCTCGAGCGCGTCGGCGATGCGCTTGGTGTTCTCTGCCGTTGCGACGTTGGCATCGGTGCTCTTGGCCGCCATCTCTTCGCTCTGCTTGGCCTTCTCGTCGGGCAGCTCGAGCCCCTTGATCTCCTCGCGAGCCTCGCCGAGGTCCTTGTATGCCTGACCGAAGCCCTCGCCGACGTTGATTAGGGCCTGCCCTGCGCTGATGACGCCCTTCGCAGACACGAACGGCAGCGCGTCGATCGCCTTACCGATCCCATAGACGGCGTAGCCGATGGCCTTGGCGATGAGCTCGGCAACCTTGAAAAAGATCTGGCCCACGTAGGTGAACGCGATCGCCATCGACTTGATGATCGGGAACAGCGCGCGAAGGATCGACGCCAGCGCCTTGCCGAGCACCTGCCCGATGATGCGGAACGGCTCCATCAAGCTCTCGATGACAGGCTTCAGCGTCTCGAACGCCTCGCCCAAGATCTCCATGAGCAGACCCAGCGGCGTGAACTTGCTGGCCAGATCCATCGCGTTCCCACCGAGGCCCTGCAGCTTCTGCTTCGAGATGTCGGTCGCATCTTGGAATATCTTGCTGACGCCCGTGAGCTCGTCGGTCCGCTGCGCGAGCCGCTGCTGCGCCTCATTCACCGCGATCGTGTGCGCCTGCTGCGTGGCTGTGTCGACCGTCAGCTTCTCGAGCGCTGCGCTCTGTAGGCCGACCTTGTTCTCGTTCTCGATCAGCGCAGCCGTGACCGGAGCGATGCCCGTGGTCATCAGGTTGCTCATGCTCAGGCGTTGCGTTTCTTGTGCTGCGGTGATTGCATCGGAGCTGCTGGTGAGCGCGTCGGCGACGGTCTGGCTGGCTTCCATCGTAGGCCCGTAGAGCGCGTCGACTGCGGCGGCGTTGCTTCCGGTCACGCCGAGGTCGAGGCTCGGCGCGCGGAGCTCGCTGATGATCTGCTTGGCGGTGTCGATGCCACTGCGCACCTTCTCGGGTAGCTCGATGCCGAATCTTGCGGCGAAATTGCCGACCGCCTCACCGACTTGCATGATCTTCTCAAAGATCCATGAGAACGCGCCGCCCACTGCGCTCATGATCGTCTGCGCGAGACTTGCCATCGTTTCAATCAAGCCGCCGACAAGATTGCGGAACGTCTCGCTGCGCGTGTATACGACCGTCAACGCTGCAGCCAAAGCGCCGAGCGCAACGACTGCGATGCCGAACGGGTTGGCGAGGAACACCGCGTTGAGCGCCCTCATCACCGGCAGCAGCGCGCTGACCTGTTGTATCGCGAAGCCGAGCACGACCAACAGTGGGCCAATCGCAGCAGCGACCGCAGCGACGGCAGTGGCCACACGCAGCGCTTCGGGACTCATGTTGGCCAGCCGGGCCGTGATTTGCGTGATCGCGTTGATGAGCGCGAGCCGCATGGGCTCGATGGCCTTGCCGATCCGCTCGACCTGATCTCCGAAGTCGTTCATCGCCTGCGTCATGCGGCCGCCGACAGTTTGGGCAAGCGCTTGGGCTGTCCCGCCGACCTGACCTTCAAGCGCCTCCAAGATTACCCGCTGCGCGTCCAACATCTGATTACTATCGACCAGTGCTTTGATCTGCTCGGTTTGCTGCTCAGAGAACGAAACACCGACACGCGTCAACGAGGCCAAGCCAATTTTCGGGTTCTCGATCGCTTTGCCGAGCATGATCATAGAGCTCTGCAGGTCTGTGCCGAGTTCGGCGCTCAGGTCCTGCCCGACCATCAGCGTGCGGTCGAAGATGTTGTTCATGGCACCCGCTTCGTTCCGAATGCCCTTGAACGTCAGCAGCACCGAGGCTCCCGCGATGGTGACCTCGTCGCCGAATGTCGTTACGCCCTGCAGCTGCGCCGCCAGTGTGCGCACGTGCTCGCTGGTCACGCCGGCCTCTCCACCCGTGGCACGCAGGACGCCCTCGAGCTTTGCGAGAGCCTCCTCTTGCTGGTCGACGGCGCGAGCCGCTGCAACGAAGCCGCCCACGATCGGAGCGGTCACCGCGAGCGACATCGTTTGGCCGATGTCTCGCATCTTCTGGCCGACCTGATCCAGCTTCGCCGTCGTGCTCTGCATGGCGTTCTGGAACTCAGCCGTGCGCGCAATGAGATCGACTGCAATGGTTGCCGCGATTGCCATCTATCTCCTCCGTCGATCTCGTACCTTGCTCTCGGCCCGTGCGGCCGCCATCTGCTGCGCTTCCTCTCTGCCTTTCAGCTCGTAGAAGGCGCGCCACTCCTCGAGCTCCACACTACTTAGCTGCTGGAAGAGGACCCGCGGGTGCGGGTAACCGAGCTTTTCACAAAGCACGAACCCGAACACCCGCAGGGGCCTCTGCTTTAGTTTCCCAACAGCTCGTCCTCGTCGCTCTTTGTGATCGCGCTCAGTCGCGCGGCCACGCTGTAGAGGCGGTCGAGCGCCGCGGCACTCTTGCCCCCGAGCTGCTGGATCTGCGAGTCGGTGAACAAACGCTCACCCTCCTCGTCGCAGACCGTGCGCGCCACGAGCTTCGCCCGCAGGTTGCGCATATCGGTCTTAGCCTTGCCACCCTTCTCGAGCGAGATGACCGAGCTCTCCCAGTCGTCGCGCTCGGCTGCAGTCAGACAGCGAACGTAGACCTCCCCGCCCCATTCAGGGACCTCGACCAGCTCGCGCGGCAGGTCGTCGGCCTGAAGGATGAGGTCAGCGGTGAGGATCGCCATTAGCTTGTCGTCCGCGCCAGCGTACCAGCGTTCTCGAAGCTGACCGTGATCGAGTTGATCTCGCCCACGCCCTGCCCGAACGGCGGCATCGAGGTCAGCAGTGCGCTGCCTGCATACTGCGGATTGGTCGCCGAGGCGCCGGTCGCGTCTGCGCGGATCGTCAGCGTCTTGACGGTGCCGACGTCTGCGAACAGCGAGCCGGTCACGGTGGCGCTGGTGTCCTCGTAGAGCTCGACCTCGGCGCTCCACGCCTTCAGCCCGCCGATGTGAGTGCGAGTCGTGTCGCCCATCAGCGTGTCGTCGAGAGCTTCGGCCTCGTAGTTGAGGGTGACCGATCGAACGAAGCTCGACAGGTCGGTGCCCGTGCCCCAGAGCACGTAGGCGTTGGTGAGTACGGTGCTGGCCATGTTATTCTCCAATCCCGGCAGAAACAATGAACGAGGCCGACCCGCCGGTCAGGGTCCACGTGGCTCGCCAGTACTGGTCTGTGATCGCGCCGGCCGCCGAGCCCCATTCGGCTGTGACGCCCGTCGCTGCTGAGAATGTGATGCGATCCGTCGGTGCCGAGAAGCCCGTTGTCGAGTCGCTCTGGATCTTCATGGTGAGCGTCGCGCCTGTCGCGAGGCTCGTGACGTGGAGCGCGCCGTATACGTTATCGCCGGCTGCGACTGCGCCGAGATTCTGCTGCGCTGCGCTGGCCGTGCCGCTGGCCGTCTGGTTCGCGAGCATGAGCCCGCGCACGAGCGGTCCCGCGGCCTCCATCTCGACACTGAAGCCGAGCAGCTCGCCGACTGCAGCGCTCGGGCTGTAGCTGGTGCCGAGCGTTTGGGCCAGATACGCGACCTCGCCGGCATCGGCTCCGTCGCTGCTGATCGTCACGACCGTCGTGCCACCGATGCGGCTGAACACCGTGTCGTCGGTGTTCGCAGTCCAGTAGCCCTCGTGCGACATCGTGGTCGTCTTCAGCCCGCCGGTATGCTTGCGCGTGTCGTCGCCGAACGTGGTCTCGTCCAGAGCGTCGACGCCGTACTCCACGGCGAGCGCGTTCATCTGGCCGCTCAGGTCGTGCTCGTCGACGTAGAGCTTTGCGTTCGTTAGTACTTGGCTCGCCATATCATTCCTCGCTCTCGTCGTACCAGATGCGCAGGTCAGTGCTCACCCGGTGAAGTCGCGTGTCGTCCTCGTAGAAGTCCGTGTCGGCCTCGATGAATATCTGCTGCACCAATTTAACGCCGAGCAGGGTTCGCTGCACTACACTGTCGCCGTCACGCTGTAGCACGGTGTCGTCGTCGCGCTCGAGCACCTGATCGGCTCGGGTCGCGACCGGCGTGAATCCGCGGTAACGCTGGAGCGCTTTGCGCACCGCGACGGCGAGCTCTCGCGCGCCGGCGTAGGTCTGCGCATAGACGTCGATCTGCCACGTCGAGTCGACCGACCCCGTGTCGCGCCCCATCACCGAAGTGCGCTCGCTGCTGATCTGGCTGTACACGACCACTGGGAACGTGACGCGCTGCGGCACGATATTGGGGTAGATGCGTGTGCCGACCAGCGCGCTCACCGCTGCATTGTTCTTCAGAACGTAAGCGAGCTGGCCTCCGACCCCGCCGTAGACGCTCATCGGAACGCGTCCTGCACCATGTTGCGCACGCCTTCGACAAACTTCTCGTTGGCCTTCGGTCGCGCGGAGCGGCTTGCGCGGCGCACGTATGGGTTCGCCGCTTGGTTGCTCGTGCCGAACTCTACGAATCGCGTGTAGAACGGCAGCGATACCACGCGCACCAGTACGCCTCGCGCCGTGATCTTCGCCTGCTTGACGATCACGTCCTTACTGAGCTTTCCGGGGTAGTGCTTACCGCGAACGCTCTTGTCGGGATTATTGCGACCGATGCCAGAGTCAGGAGCACGGCGCATGATCTCTTCGGCCGTGATCTCGCCGCCGGCGAAGGCACTTCGGGCAAGGATCTCCTGCGCCTTTGCGCTGCCGAGCTTCTTCAGGCTGCGCTCGAGCTCCTTAGCGTCGAACCTGACCGAGACACTCATGGCACCGCCTCCGTGCTCGGCTGGGGCTCTGCGATGCGCGTGCGACAAAGCAAGTCACGCCGGCGCCCCGTCGGGTCAGCGACGAAGATGATGTCGTGAATCGTGCCGGTCACGATCTCGCGAATGCGCCAGCGCGGGTCGAACGGCGTGCGATAGCGCAGGCGCCACTCGGTGTCGTAGGAGCTGACCCTCTGCTCGAAGCTCTCGGCC